GCAAGTTCTTGCCTATATTCCTCTACCGCTTCGTCTTTGTATTCTTGAATGGCTTTATGAAGTCGGCTTTTCTTATGGGAAGATACATCACCATTTTTGCTGTAAATCGTTATTGAGCTTATTTGATGGTTTTTTAATTCATCTTCGGCAAAGTTTGTGGCTTCTACTCGGGTTTCAAAAAATCTATGAACGCACTTAGTTCCCCTGTGAACTATAAGCTGCGAACTGTTTTTTCCTACTCTGTATTCCCAACAATCTTTTTGTTCATTTTTTCTGACTGTTGCGGGTGGATACCAGTGATCAAGATTGCTGGACATTATACATTTACCTCCATGTCTGTATAAAAGATGTGCTTTCCAACCCTTCCAAGTAGGTCGAGACTGTGACGCCATATAGGCCTCGCGTAGTCGGCGTGATAGTAAAGCGCACCGTGGCCAAGAAAATTGCCATTAAGCGACTGTGTGGCTTGCTCCTGAGCTCTCAGCCACGCTTGCTTGTGTTTGGGGCGCTCTGGCTTGCCGTCGCAATAAAATGAAAACTGGCAGTCGTGAGCTTTCGGTCCTTTGTCTTGCTTTACAACGGCGCAAACATTGTCGGGCCAACGCCGATCTTCGACACGGTTCAAGATTACTTCCGCAACAGCAATCCCAGCGTCAGGGTTCGGTTCATTGCGGGTTTCATAATAAATCGCCATAGCAAGGCACATTGCTGAAGTTATCATTCTATGACATCCTTATTTTTAAACGTGAGATTGTGCACCTTGCAAAACTGGTAAACAGATTGGCGGCTCATACCCAACTCTCTAGCGGTTTGGCTTGGAGTGAAGCCTTGATCTATTTTAGATTGGAAGAGCGCTAAGCGCTCCTCCTTTTGTTTTTCGAGAAGTTCATTCCAGTCAGTCATTAGGCCCACCCCATGCTTGCGGCAAAGATCCAGCCTAAAGAGGCTGAACCGATTATTGTAAAAATGATTAGGTCTTGCTTCCAATTAGTCATTGGTAAGTTCCTCCACGCGGTTCATGTAAACAGTCAGCGCAACCGTCAAGTCTTTGAGCGGCGCGTTCTCAGCGCACTCCTTGATTGTTGTCCAGTTATGCGGTCTGCCATGTGGGTAAACTGCACTATTTAAATGACCGACTGGTTGCATGGATGCTTCGGATACGATTTCAGATTGCGGGCGCATTTGATCGCCAGAGTTTTTGATCTTTGCAAACCGATCTAAAACTGGCAGCAGCATCTGCGCAACTTCATCGGGTGTGACGCGATTGCTTGAAGCAGATTTTTCAAGCTTGTCTAGGGTTTCCCCGATATGCTTAACACGATTGCGGTTTGTAGGGTTGTCGAACATAGTTTTACCTCCTATGCGTTGCAGATATGGGCAGCTGACCCATGTTGGTTAACAGCGTAAATCATTGTGCGATTATCGCCAAAGTTTGAAGCAAATTTTTTCGCTTCTTCGATGCAAGGAAACTCATCGCGGGTGCGGTTGAAACGATTGCGTCCGCGAACAGCAACAAAGTGAGTGGCTTGATTGAAGATGTTTTCTTCGTGAGCAGTAGTGAACTTCATTTTTAATTTCCTCCGTTTCGATAAGGGTAGTATGCCTGAGTTTTTTCATATTGTAAATAGTTTATTTACAAAAAATTGTATTAATAGAAAATAAACGGGCCAGCCTTTGGAAAATCTAGGAAAAGAAAAGCTGACCCATGCCCGATCACCCTATGGAGTAAGGCTCGGACTGCCAAGGTTGGGAGGGAACAATTGTAAAACCCCCCCCTGCCGCACTCATGGCTTACGGTGGGTGTTATCTTTCACCCAGTAAAAAATAACGGGCAAACCTTTTTCCATTGAGGTCTGACGTTTCCATCGTGGTTTCAATTCTATAACCCTCATCCTTGAGGTCAGCGATACGCGCCGCCAATCTTGTGCAGCGGAACATATGGATTGCCTCCCAAGAGCTTAGACCCCCATTGGTTTGCTGAAGGTATGAGAGTATTTTTTTCCTATGAGTTTCCATCACAAAGCCCCCCGAAGCTTCGAGGCGAGCTCAGATTTTTTATTTACATCTGCATCTAAAAAATCGAGCAAACCTTTCATACCTTGCTCCCAAGCCAAAGTTTGCGCTTCATCATATGTGAGCGATTGGTCATTATCGGTGATATAATCAACGTGCATTTCATGCGCGTCCATCATAAATTGCATTTTATCGTTCATATCGTTCCCCATTTATTCGATGTTAATACATCCCAGAAGAAATCTTCACCAAAATCTTCCATGAGCTCTTTCGTCAATCGAGCAGAAAGCTTTTGGGCGCGACTACCATGCCAAAGCCTTGGGGTTGGATCATTTTCTTCTTCGCAAACAAGGACGTCTATTTCCCAAGAGCGATACGACAGGTTTACCCAAGCGTGATTTTTTGCAGTTGCTGACATTTTTACCTCCATAAAATAATAAAGAAGGGGGCAGCGCCCCCCCCGATATCAGCCCAAGTCAGCCCAAGCGCGGCTGTTAATAGCACGGGCGATGATTTGCTCACGATCCCGTGTAACCGCCTCTGGGATCTTGTGGCCGTCTGTGTGGCTCGCCCAGTGCGTAAGGCAATTGTAAAGCGCCCACTTGTTGCGACCTAACCCCGACATTTCTTGCGAAAGCTGTTCAATCAAAATGTTTACCTGTTTTTTGTTGAAAGCAAATTCTTCCGCTTTTGACTTCACAGGAACAACGTCAGTTTTGAAAAATTGGTGCGCTTGCTCAACGTTTATTTTTGTAGAGCGATAATTATCCCAAAGTTCTTTTTGGTTTTGAAATATATTTAGGCCGCGTTCAATTTGATTGACGGTTGAGCTTATATTGAGATTAGTTGTGTGACGCGCCCATATGCGGGCAATCGTGTCTGCGCTAGTGCAACCGTTAGTGCACCACAAGCGCAATCCATCAGTTTGATTTTGGTATGCCCAAGAACCATCGTAACTATTGAAGGCGGTGGCCCGAAACTTAACGTAATCACCAACTTCTGGCTCAGTAACAATATCGTTGAAAAGAACCTCGACTTTCAGCTTACGGCCATCGTCGAGTGAAGTTACATTGAAGTCAAAGTCACCGCTAATATTTGCTTTTTTGATTGCATCGTACTGAGCGTTAATGACGGTTTCATTTGAAAGCACGGTGTAGCTTTCGTTGTGAACGTGGAGAAGCTGGTTTGTATCACCGCGAAACAAAGCTTTAAATTTTGGGATTTCTCCGTAGCCATCTACCTTGAGTGGTTTTTCCATGACTTCAAAGCAAGCAGCGTCTATTGATGCTTGAGAAAGTTCGTCAATCTGTGTCGTAAAGTCCAACATTTTTAACCTCTTTTGTAAGTGTTGCATTTACTCTTATGCTCTCGCTCTGGACAAATGTAAATAGTTTTTTTACATAATGACAAAAAAAATGGAAAAGAAGATGAATAAAGTCGAAATAGAAGTATCTGGACAGCCTCAAGGAAAGGGTCGCCCAAGGTTCACAAGAACAGGTCGCGCTTATACACCGTCAAAAACAAAAGAGTATGAGGGCCGAATTAAAGCAGCCACTTGGGCGGTCATGCGTCAGCAATCACGTGTAGCAACTGACAAGCCTGTTTACGTGGAGATAATCGCTTTTATGGAGATACCGAAGTCTTGGCCCCAGAAGAAAAGGCTTGCGGCTGAGTTTGGAGCGATACGGCATATGGTTAAGCCGGATGTCGACAATATAGCGAAAGCTGCTCTTGATGGGATCTCAGGAGCCCATGGGGTAATTCAAGACGATAAACAAGTTCATACGATGAAGATACAAAAACAGTACTGTCACCCCGCCCGTGGGCCGGTTCTCTACATTTCTGTTTCTTGGGAATAAGACCAGTCAGGGCCATACTTTTCGAGCCAAAGCTTAGGTTCCCTGTGTAACGCTGTTTTGCTACTGTCAAACAGCCCTTGGTGATGACCTTCGCACAGTGGTATCGCTGTATTATCAGAGCGCTTGTGAGTTCCATATCGGTTGTGAATAGGGTGGTGGGCTTGCGTTGGGCTTTGCTGCACCTCGCCAAAAGTTTTACACACAACGCAATGCTGCTCCCTAATCCATTTTAAGAAAGCAATGTCTTTTTTATTTTTGGGCTTCTTCAATCCAAGCGGGGGCTTTTTCATCAGGTTTGACATCATTTTCCTTTGAATTGCTGTGCTTGCAGTTTTCTGAAGGTGCCGCGCCACATTTTCGGCATGGCTCCCCTAAGCTCCTCATTGGGTTTGGATTTGCAAGATTTTTCATAGGTGGTCAAAATTCCCCGCAAGAACCTCAGAAACCCGACCACTGTTTACCCGCAACTCGGTGGCAATTGTTTGTAAATCCTTGCTTGGGTTTTTTGTTACTTCTTTTTTGATAGCGTCACGAATATAAGCGGTCATTTTTCTGCTTTTGACGGGAGCTTTCCTTTCTTTGTATTTGTCTCGATACATCAGCCCCAACGCTTCTCGCAACTTAATACGCGTTTCTACTTGAATATTGTGGTAGTCTAAGACTTCTTCAATCTTAGCCCGCGCCTCTGGTATTTTCGGTTTACCTGTCATCCAAAACCTCCATTGGGTCAAACCCAATCGTTTCCGATAATTTTTGCATCGCAGTTTCAAAATACACTGAAAAAGCTTTTTGATCCATCTTTGTGTAAGCAATACTGTCAGGTGTGTAGTAAATAGACCCTGTTGTTTGATTTACTACCGTTCTGTAAAAACCGCATATCATCTTCAAATCATCGTGAAGATGCGAAGCTGTGGCCCAAGCGCCAGTTTGCTTAACGACCCTACCTAGAACAACCCAATACAGCTTGTGGTGGGGGTCTGAGCGCCTTGAGACTGGCTTTACGTCAAAAAGCTGACCATCTGGGAAACCTTCAATAGTTTCCGCGTCATAAATAGAAATGGGCAAAAAATGCCCATCTCTTTTTTCCACTTGGATTTTAGGTTTTATCTTCGACATCTGGGAATGGCTGTTCGCCAAAGAAAGATGATGTAATACGCAAAAAGGCTAACTGCTTCATGTTAAGCATACCTAAGCTTTCGGACATTTTTTCTTCTAAGTCCGCAACCCTTTCTTCCGCTTTCATCCTTTCAATGTTGATTTTGTTTGCAAGGTTGACCGCGTTTTCCTCATTTTCCCTAGCATGGTTTGCATCGTCTTTGGTGTTTTCTAAAGCAAACCTAAGGGTTTCAATTTTACTCAAAGCGGCGTTCAGTTCAGATTGAAGCTTCGAAGGGCGACCCATTTTCTTTTTAACTGGCTTAGCACTCATCTTGAAAACAACCTTCTCTTTTTAGGGAATGGAAAAAAGATTGCACCAGTCTCGACTTCAACATCATCATCGTTGTAGTGGGCTGGTTGGCTGAAATCATCCAGCATGAAATCTTCAATTGTC